CTAAAGCTTTAAATGTAGCGCCACATGAAGTCAATGACATAATTCAATCTAATAAACTTAATGCAGATCAAATTGCACAAGTTAAATTAGCCGAATTAGAATTACAACGTCAAGCACAAGAATTAGGCCTTGACTTTGCTAAAATAGAAGTGGCTGATTCTGTATCTGCTCGTAATATGGAAATGGCTACAAAGTCAAATATTCCAGCTATATTGGCTGCAATTACGACTGTTGGATTTTTTGGTATTTTAATTTTATTATTTTTTAATAAAGTTGATCCGTCAAACAATGCTTTAATGATTATGTTAGGTTCATTAGGAACTGCATGGACTGGCGTTATATCTTTTTATTTTGGCTCATCTCATGGCAGTCAAATAAAAGATCAAATGCTTTATCATTCAACACCTACTAAACAAGCGCAATCTGAAGAATGAATATAACTGAACATTTTATTTTTGAGGAACTTTACGCATCTGAAATAGCGGATCGTAACCATATTGACAATACGCCAACTGATCCTAAAGTATTAGATAATTTAAAGACATTAGCATTAAATTTAGAAAGTGTGAGGCGTTTACTTGGACATCCTATACATATTAATAGCGCTTATCGTTGCCTACTTGTTAATGGAATGTTGGGAAGTAAACCAACTTCTGCTCACGTTAAAGGATTGGCTGCTGACATCATTTGCCCTGCTTTTGGTAGCCCTGTGGACATTGTTAACGCTATTATTTCTAGTGGTATTCAATACGATCAAGTCATTTTGGAGTATGATAGATGGTGTCACATTGGATTTGCTGAAGAAGGCAAAGAACCAAGATTAGAACAATTAATTATTGATAAACAAGGAACAAGACATTATGGCAACTAAACCTACATACAAAGCAGAAAAACCAGCTATTCGTAGCGAATCTAAAGACTATATTGTTAAAAGAGTAAATGGTTTAGAAGAAGAATTAAAAAGACATGAAAAAATGGATTTATTAAAAGCTCATCCACTTCCTAATATGCGTAAAAAATGAAACAAGATCATTTTGACGCTATGTTGATGTTTGTTACTACAATGTGTTTAGTTAGCATACTTGGAGGCTGTTTAAAATTATGCCTCCAAGCATACGAATACGCATTATGTTACTTGCGTTAATTACTTATTCATTACATACATTGTAACTTCAAAGCCAAATCTCATTTCTTGAGCAACTGGTTTAGTCCACATAATATATCCTTATTTATCCAAGCAATTTGCCTGTAAATATAAGATTATCTGTTTATGCAGGCAAAACCATCAGTAAAATCATTAAAAACCATTAATGGGTTATTAAAATTTCATGCACATTGTTTTCATTCTTTTCATATAAATCAATAACTTGAATGAAAATTAATAACTTATAATTTACTATCTTTAAGTCTATTTGCTATTAATTCAGCGTAGCCAGCAATATCATCCCAATGATCTTTATGGTCAGGATCACCATATAAAATACGACTTAATTTAACTAGGATCATGTGTATTGATTCTTTTTGATCTGCTGGCATATCTTTCCAAGAATATAATCCTGAAATATTTTCCATGATTTCCTGAACAAATATGGCTTTCATTTCAAAATCGCCATGAGTTGATTCACGTTCTTTTATTATTTGATTTATTTTCATAACTTCCTCCATTAAAATTTTCTGATTTCAAATCCATATACTTTACATACTTCTACTGCTAACTTATAAAATTCAAGTTTATGTTCATCGTAGTTTTCATATCTTTTACAATGATACAAAGCTAAATGGATCATTTCATGCAATATGGTTTCAGATAATATTCTGAACTTTTTGCAATAACTACTAGATATTTCTATTTTTAATGGGTCTGCATGAAAATAACCGCATACCCTTTTGTTTTTAATTACTTTCCATTCAATAGCACTTGCGCTTGGTAAAGCATATTTATCAAATGGCGGCAATTTAGCAAACGTAGTATAAAGTTTAGCTAAATATTCAGGGGTGAGCAGCGACATAAGAAATTCCCCTAATTAGTTAATATTAACCTTTCCAGCTAACCCATTCTGATTTATCAGAGTTTTCAAAGGATACATCCACATTAACAGGCATTGAGAAAGTAATGCCATGATAAGGGTGGGTTATCCATAAAGCTTGTCTAGGGGGTTCAAAGCCAAAATTGTTGCTGTAGGCATATTCACAATACCCTTTTAGCGATCCATTTACAATAAGTCGTTCTAATTGTATTAATTGATGAAAATGACCAATTATCATAGTGTCATATTCCATATCAATTTGGGCGTTTCTTGATCGTTTCTTGTGGTCGCCTCTAATAATAGGCCCTAAAGCTCCAATAACGCCGTCACCGCCACGAAATTGATCGCCATGGGTCAATAGATACTTATGATTATAAATCGCGTATAACGCGTCAGGGCCATCAGGAATATGGAACGATACTCGGCTATCAGATTCAAAGTGTTTAGCTAGGAATTGATAGGTTAGCCAATCAAAAGAAGTAAAGTTTCTACCTTTATTTCGTATTTTATGGGTATTTCTACCATGATTACCACCTACGCATGGCACAAATACCTTGCCAAAACGATCAGCAAGCGTTTCTATGCACCAAATTAGCACACCAAATAGGTCTATGACCACAGGCATAATTTCTGCATCATTGGTAGCCATAAGTTCCTCATGTATATCGCCTGACACCATATCACCGCCTAAAGCAAATACAATGCCTGGATACTTTGGATTAACCATGTGATTGTTTAATAGGTCAATAGCTACTTCAATCATTTTTTTAGCGCGTTTATGGGCTATTTTCATGTTATATGAATTGACGTTATTAACTTGATTAGGGTCTACGTTTTCCCCCCAATGCCAATCTGAAGCAAATAATGTAGGAACGCCTGGCGCTGACTTACTTGATCCTGGTTTTAATAACCAGCTAGGTGGTGAAGGCTTCTTTTCTGACATTTTAAGGATTTTAGTCTTAACATAATTCTCACTTAATACGTCACGATTGAATGAAGCTATTTGTGCTTCTAGGGTTCTTATTTTATCTTTTAAGGCTACTTCAGGTGGAATGTCAGTTATGTGTGGTTTTACACCATCTACTTCAGCTTGCATACCTGCCATTCGTGCTGCTCTTATCCTACCTTGAAAACAAGCTCTTTTAATACCTAATAATTCGGCTGCTTTAGTTTCGCTGCCTGTTTTATTAAATGCTTCAACTGCTTCTTCTAATTGTTGGCGAGTTAATGGCATAGTTGACTCCTAAACAGAAGTTCAAACATAAAAAAAGCACCAAACAATAAACCTAAACCACCTAAAATAATTAAAACTTTTACTACAAAGTCTGTTATTTCTTCCATTGGTTTTCCTTATGTTTAATTTCAATAAATTTGACATTCTTTAGCAAATTTGTTTCGCCGTCAAATATTAATTGTAGATTGCATCCTCTTTGACGTTCTTTATTGTTAGCAGATATAAAACTTGCGTAACCTTTTTTACCACGATAAACATAATAATCTAGGGTAATATCAGGTTGAGGTTCTTTTAATTTTGTTTCTTTTATCATGGATTGAATATCTAATCCATTAAGTTGTTTGGTATATAACTCAATATTGAGCATATTTTGTTTCCTCCATTTTATAGAAAATCATGTGCGACCATTGAACAGTCTTTTTTAATTTGAACCATGATTGAGGTTTTTTTATTGAAGTATCGTGGAAATTTAGAGCGCCATAAGAATAATCAGGCTCTAACTTGTGCATGATGCGCCATGCAAGATCAAGAAAGTATGGTTTGATTTCTTTAGGTTCAGGTGGTTTTACTTTTCCATACCAAGAAAACTGATAAGGTTTTCTCATTTCATTACACACCTGCTTTGGATCAAAGTCAGCTCTACGCATAAGGACATAGCCAACACCGATTTGTGCTTCTTTTTGTTCTACGCTACTTTCCATATAGATAGTTTGCGCAAGACAAAGAAGTGCCTGGTCGATCATAAATGACCCCCCTGTGTTATTGCCAAGTTGTATTATACCATTTTTCACTATTGTCTAGCTTCCATAAGCTTTACTTCTTCTGAAACTTGCTCGAGGAAAATTTTTATTTCTTTTTCCATTTCTTCAATAAACTTATTGTCACGCATCATGCGTTTTAAGAAATGACGCGAACCTTCAGGCATACGACTATCATAAGAAAAGAAGTCGCACCATTGCGCACCTGTGCAAGCCATTTGTGCCATCATTTGAATTTTATATTTTGTTGGTGGTTCACCTTCTTTAATATAAGACCAATGCGTAGCGCTATTAGGATTTTTTATTTCTAACAAATTATATGTGCCATCATTGTTTTTAATAATGCCATCAGGTGAGCAACCAAACCATTCAATTGTTTTATGTTTAACGAATGGCACTTCCTCAACAAAAGTTTCAGTTAGCAACTCGTATGCTTGACGTGCTTTAGGTTCTTCTTCTGTGCCACGAATCATTGCTTCATTTTTATATGATTCCTCAACAACGCCTGTGACACGTTGAATAGCCAACTCAATTAAATAATTTTGTCGACTAGCGCTAGGGCCTGTTTTAGTTTTAGCCATAATGTCTGCAACTCGTGATGCAGTTACATGGCCTAATCTTAATTGCAACCATTCAGGTGTTCCTTGTATGATGTCAGACATTGTTTGTTCCCTCCAATTTATATTCAGCAACTACACAAACTTCTTTAAACTTATTTTTAACCTTTTTGTTTGTGGTTGTTATGTCATAACCTTTTTTGCGTAAGTTAAAAACAGTATCGGCTAATCTATATATGCCTAATTGAGTCCATGCTTTTAATGGATCAATCTTGCCATGCTTTTCTAAATACTCGGTTAAACGTTCTTGTTGGTTCATATTATTCCCCTAGTTCAAGTTTACGATCAGATAAATATTTCTTTAACTTTGCTAATGATGCCTGGTCAAAGTTTGCGTGTTGTTTATATATAGCCATTAATTCCTCAATAGATTCAGCTTTATTAATTTCTTTAATAGCTTCTTCTAATTCATCTGAAGTTGTAGGTTCAGATTGTGGTAAATCCTCGCCAGCGTATATATAAAGACCAATACCATGTAAAGCAATTGCTTTAGCTAAACAACGCTGCATAGCAGTATTAACTGCCATAGCGTCAGGATTCATTACAGCTTTATTCTTGTAATCTAATACAGGAAGTTGTGCTGTCATAGTTTTACCAAAAGCTGTAACTGAACAAAATACCATTAAAGTATCGCCAAATTGACGTGGCTCTTTATATTCCCATGTGGCTTGTGGATCATTAGATAATAATTGATCTACTGCCCAAGCCCATGAAAGATAGGTTAAATTGCCTTTCTTTTCCGTATGGTCATTAACATTAATCTTTTTTAATTCATTAAAAGTAATCATCTACCGCTCCTTAATTGTTTTGCTAATTGAATGGCTTTTTTAAATCTAAAGCCTTTTGAATATAAAAATATAACGTCTCTAATATAGTTAATCATAGAAAATCCCCATGTGAATGACCCATGTCATACATTTGGTCAAAAGGGCCTTGATAAACATTAGCTTCATTTAACTTTTTTTCTGTAATACCCATCGCTTCCTCAAAAAAGGCATTACTTATAGATTTGGCAAAAATATTAACACTAATCATATCGCCACGTTCATTAGCCCAATATAAAGCACGAATCGTGCCAGCTAACTGTTCCATGTCCATGTGGGCTAAAACTTCTACAGGATCGGTATCAATTAAATCTTCTGCATATTCTTGTTGGATAGTCATATTAAGCTCCGAAATGTTTGATTAAAATTGGGAATAAAACATATAGCCACAAACCCATGTAAGCCAATGTGGCAGTAGCGAAAATACATCCTTTGATAAAGTCACGTTTCATAATTTCCTCCATAAATTAAAAACTACAGTTGCTATTTTAAATAAAAAGATTTATATTGCAAGCATTATTTAAACATTTTTGTTAAATAATTTTAGATTATAAATTTAAAAAGGATTATAGTATGCCTATGACGGATAGAGAAATCATTGAATATTATGGGGGTGGCACGAAACTTGCTAGGAAGCTTGGCTTGCTTACCCACCATGACAGAATAAAGGTAAATCTATGGAAAACTAGGGGAATACCAGCAAAAATTAAGCTTCAATACCCTGAAATCTTCCTAAAACGCAAATTTAAGGACTAAAAATGGCAAATCAATGGTTTAGGCTTTATTCTGAATTTGCTCATGATCCTAAAGTTCAGATGTTAAGCGAAATAAATCAACGTAGGTTAATTATGCTATTTTGTATCAGATGTAACGGAAATGTAACGTTACAAGATGAACAAGTAGCGTTTCAACTACGAATTTCTATGGATGAATGGTTATCATCTAAAGCAATATTTATAGATAAAAACTTTATCAATAATGACAATGAAGTGCTTAATTGGGATAAGCGTCAATTTGTTTCTGATTCTAGTGCTGAAAGGGTTGCAAAGCATAGAGAACGTATGAAACAATCTAGTAACGTTACAGTAACGCCCCCAGAACAGAACAGAACAGATACAGAACATAACATAACAGAACAAATATATATGTCTGACTTTGATGTGTTTTGGTCAGAATATCCAAAAAAAGTTGGCAAAGAAGCCGCTAGAAAAGCTTGGGCAAAATCTAATCCAAATATAAATATTGTATTAAATACTTTGAGCTGGCAAAAACAAAGCAACCAATGGTTTGTTAATAACGGAAAATTTATTCCTAATCCAACTACATGGATTAATCAACATAGATGGGATGATGAGCAACCAAGAGAGGAAAAACCATTTTGATAGAAAACTCTATAGAAACTAATAATTTTAAAGACATGATGGATTCAATATCTACAATTTATTCTAAACCTGCCCTTGATAAAAATACTATGCGGATTTGGTGGGAAAAATTAAAGGGTTATGAATTTAATGTGGTTAGTAAATCTTTTGATGATTGGGTTAATGGAAACCAATATATGCCTACAGTATTTGACATAGTATCTTTATGCAAAGCATCCAAGCCTAAAGAATATATAAAAATGCTTCCAAGAAATCCTACACCATACCAAATTGAACATAACAAAGAAAAGGCAAAAGAAATGTTATCTAAAGTTATATTAAAGCCAACTGATCCTAAAGCCTGGGCTAAAAAAATATTAGAACAAGAAGCAAAAGGCGAATACAGATTAAAAATTGGAATCAAATTTGCTAGGGAAGCTTTAAAGCTTAAATGAGTTGTGAATTATGCAATGAAAATCGTGGTCGTTTTAATTTTAATAACGAGTGTTGTTGGGTGCGCTGGCTACGACGTGCTTATAAACCACACGCAAGGTCAATGCTTGAACGATACGAAAAGAAACATGGTCGAGCAGAGATGTTAGAGTTAATTAGAAAGGTAAAACATGAAACGATTTAGTGTAATCATTGAAGTTGAATTGGATGACAAAAAATATAGCGAAGTTGAATCATGGGGTGTAGAGCCTTCTGATTATGTCAACTCTGTTATAACCGATCATGCTAGGGATAGAGGATTTCTTATGAAAACTTCTGTAACCGAAGTAGAAAAAAGTCTATACAATAGATTAAGAATTGCAGCAGATGACTTTATTGGCAAAGATGCAATAGCCGATATTGAGGAAGCTGCATTAGCTAACGCTAGATGTATTGGCGGAAACTGCGAGGACTAATGTTTAATTATGTAGTTATTGATGACTTTAATGAAGCAATAAGAAAATTTAGAACAAAGCATGAAGCTTTGTTTTATATTTTAAATAAACCTAATCACATCATTAAACGATTACCCAAGCAGCCTAAAGAAAATGTATTTGATTTAATTAAAGCTGAACCATTATTTTAAGGATTATATGAAAGAAGCTAACTTTGAATTGCTATTTCCAGTTCCTGTTATGTTTAATAACATGAATAGAGAATTTACCCAAACTGAATTAAATTTTGTAGCAGATCATTCAACAAAAACTTATCAAAATCAAGGTAACACAACAAGCCTTGATAATTATATTTTAAATGCGCCAGAGTTTATTGATCTTAAAAATATTGTTCAAGCACATATTGAGCATTATGTTTTTAAAGTTTATAAGCCAAGATATGATGTAAAGCCATACATTACACAATCATGGCTTAATTGGACTCGGCCAGGGGAATATCATCATACGCATGAACATCCTAATAGTTTTGTATCAGGCGTTTTATATATTCATGCCGATCCTTCTGAAGATAAAATTAAATTTCATAAATCAGGTTATCAACAAATAAATTTAGAAACCGATAATTATGATGTCTTTAATTCAAAATCATGGTGGTTTGCTGTAAAAACAGGAGGCATTGTTATATTTCCTTCAAGCTTAACTCATAATGTTGAACAAGTAACTGCTGGTGAAACTCGTATTAGTTTAGCTTTTAATACATTTTTAAAAGGAACTATTGGTGATAATAAAATGCTTACGGAGTTAAAAAATGACTAATTTAGAAGATTATATAAAAATATACCCAAAGCTTGATAAAGCATATTGTGAAAAAATTATTTCTGAAATTGAAAATGCTAAATGGCAACAACATAAATTTTACAATCCACAAAACGGTTCATACAACCCTATAAGTGGTAGCAAAGAATTAGATGTAAGCTGGGACAATATTCCTTCTAGGAAAGATTTAACTCAAAAAGTATGGGATACGATTAGTCAATATATTTTGAGTGATTTAAATAAATCTTATTTTGACGGATGGTCAGGATTTACTCATATAAGATTTAATAGATATGAAGAAACAAAATTAATGGCTTTGCATTGCGATCATATACATTCTATGTTTGATGGCAATATGAAAGGTATTCCAATTCTTTCTGTATTGGGATTATTGAATGATAACTTTGAAGGAGGCGAATTTTTTATGTTTGACGATGAAAAGCAAATGAATTTAAAAGCTGGGGATATTATGATATTTCCATCAGTATTTTTATATCCACATCGAGTTGCGCCTGTAACTAAAGGTGTTCGTTATGCTTTTGTTGCTTGGGTGTGGTAATCATGGCGCATGAAGCAGGTAAAGGGGATACATACAGATCAGTAGATCAAAAAAAGTTTGACGAAAACTTTGATAAGATTTTCGGTCAACGCATTAAAAATCAAAAATTATCTGAAGCTGATATG